TTTTTTATTGGTACAGATGGCTTTGTCCGCGACGGATTCCTGGACAAGACGAAAGAGCGAGCGGTGAACATTCTAAAGGGAAAAGATTTAGAAGATCCATTATTTCCTTTTATTTGCAAGATAGATAATCCAGAAGAAATTGATAATCCTGATGTATGGGAAAAAGCGAATCCGATGTTTAGTGAGCCGAGAAGTTCGTATGCTAAACAATTATTTAAAAAGGTATTAACTCAATATAAACAATTAGAAAATAATCCATCCAACCGTGAAGAATTCATAACAAAACGTATGAACTACCCAGAAACAGATTTGACAAAGTCTGTTGCTCCGTGGGAAGAAATACTACGAACAGGTTTTGAAGAAGATGGAGAAACACTTAGGGAAGTTCCAGATTTAAGACACAAAACAGCTGTGGGCGGACTCGACTTCGCTAGCATCAAGGACTTTGCATCAGTTGGGCTATTGTTCAAGAATGGTGAGAATTATATTTGGAAATCACATTCCTTTGTAAGAAAAGGATTTTTGGACAAAGTGAAATTAAAAGTACCTATTAATGAGTGGGAAGAACAAGGATTGCTTACTATTTTAGATGAGCCAGTAATTAATATCTCTCATATTGTAGCTTGGTTTGTAAAAATGCGTGAGATATACGGAGTTAACACAATAGTAGCTGATACTTTCCGTCTTGATCTTGTTAAAACAGCACTTGAAGCTGAAGGTTTCATATTGTTATATATTCGTAATCCGAAAGCTATTCATTCTTTATTAGCACCAAGGGTCGAAACGTTATTTGCAAATAATCGTATTATTTTCGGAGATAATCCATTAATGCGTTGGTACACCAACAACGTCTACGTCCACATCAAAAAAGACGGCAACAAAGAATATCTGAAGAAAGATGAATTTAGGCGCAAAACAGATGGATTTCAAGCTTTTATTCATGCATTATGGCAAGCGGATAACATTCTCGTGGATGAATTCGACTTTATGCTAGATGGTATTAAATTCTAATAAAGGAGGTGATAATCATTGGATGGTTAGATTCAGTATTTAAAAGAAATAGTGAAGTAGGCTTTATGTTTGATATAGAAATGTTTGTAGAAAAAGCAAATCGAATCCACATGAAACGACTTGCTATTGATACTTGTATTTCTTTTTTAGGTCGAACTATTAGTCAGTCAGAATTTAGAGTGAGAAATGGTAAGGAATTTGAAAAAAACGAACTCTATTATCGATTAAATGTTAGACCAAATAAGAATATGACAGCAAGCACCTTTTGGGAAAAGTATATTTACAAACTTATTTATGATAATGAAGCTTTAATTATACAAACTGATGATGGTGATTTACTAATTGCGGATGATTTTGAGCATAATGAATATGCCGTTTTTGAAGATACTTTTACAAATGTTGTCGTAAAAGATTATCAATTTAAGAGAAGTTTTAAACAAAGTGAAGTTATTCATTTAAAATATCGGAATGATAAGTTAATACCGTTAATCGATGGGCTGTTTGCTGACTATGGTGATTTGTTCGGCAGGATATTAAATTCTCAAAAGCGGAAAAATCAAATTCGTGGAACTGTTGATATGGATATGGTTGCAGCAAAAAGTGAAAAGCATCAAGCAAAACTACAAGAATTCATTGATAACATGTATAAAGCTATTGGAGAGAAAGACGTTGCTATAATTCCACAACAACCCGGATTCAAATACGCTGAAACATCAAGTGGTGGAAATTCTGGTCAAAGTGTCGATGAAATAAACAAAGTAACAAACGGTTTTCTTAATCAAGTTGCAATGACTATTGGTATTCCGACGGCTTTGTTATATGGGGAAATGGCTGATGTAGAAAAGCAAACAAAAAATTACATGCTTTTCACAGTAAAACCGTTATTAAAAAAGATAGCAGACGAAGGTAATGTAAAATTCTTTGAACCGAATGAATATTTTGAAGGGCAAAAAATTGAAATTAAAGCCGTTTCGTATCAAAGTATATTTGACCTTGCAACAAGCATTGATAAGCTTATTTCTTCAAGTGCATTTACAGGAAATGAAATCCGATTAGAAGTAGGATATGAAGATTCTGATGATCCTAATTTAAATACACATCATATTACGAAGAATTATACGAAACTAACTGAATCAGAAGGAGGCGAAAAAGAAAATGACGGTGAAAATTGATGTAAAAGGACCGATAATTTCAAATGATGAAGCTTGGATATATGATTTGTTTGAAATGGATGCAACTTGTCCAGGGACAATAACAACAAAGCTTAATGAAGCAAATGGCGAGGATGTTGTTGTAGCTATCAATAGTCCCGGTGGTTATGTATATGAAGGTTCAGAGATATATACAGCTTTAAAAAGTTATTCCGGACGTGTTGAAACACAAATTGTTGGTTTAGCTGCAAGTGCTGCTTCTTTCATTGCAATGGCAGGTGATAAAGTACGAATTGCGCCGACTGGACAGATTATGATTCATAATGGTTCTATGTGGAATCATGGAGACCACCAAGGAATGAAAAAGGCTGCCGATATGCTAAGAACAGTGGATAACTCCATTGTAAATGCTTATGTCATTAAAAGTGGTAAGTCTCAAGAAGAGTTACTTCAAATGATGGATGAGGAAACCTGGATGAGTCCACAACAAGCATTAGAAAATAAATTTGTAGATGAAATTATGTTTATGGAGAATCCAGTGAAAGTAACAGCTTCAAGCGCTGTCTCTGCAATGCTTCCGCAGAAAGTAATCGATGGACTTAGAAATGGTGTATTGAATAAAGAGAAAACACAAGGAATCACAAAAGAAGATTTAAGTGTAGCATTGGCAGGATTTAAAAACGAAATCTTAAATGATATACAAAATAACATAGAAGAGAAGCCAAAAGAGCCAAGTCCTAAACCTGTAAAAAACAGTGGGATTAAAGGGCTCTTTTTAAATTTATAAAAATTGGGGGAAACACATAATGGTCATTAAATTTAATAAATCAGAAGCGTTTACTAAGGCGAAAGCAAAATTAACAGATACTTTAACTAATGCGGAAAGTACAGAAAAAGAGCAAACAGCAGCATTTGAAAATTTCTTTGATGCATTGCAAACAGATGTAGCAAACAAAGTTCGTGAGCAAGTGAATAATGATATGCTTGATCGTTCAATTTTACAACGACGTGGTCAAAATGTTTTAACTTCAGCAGAAACAAAATTCTTCAATGCTGTTGTAAAGGATGGGGGATTTACGGACGGTGAAATTCTTCCTGTAACAACACAAGAGCGTGTATTTGAAGATTTAGTTACAGAGCATCCGTTATTAGCTGAAATTGGTCTGCAAGATTTAGGAGCTGTTACGAAATTTATCTATTCCGATGCAACGAAAGCTTATGTATGGGGCGAGTTATTCGGCGAAATTCGTGGGCAAATTGATGCTATCTTTAAACAAGAAAAAATTGGACAACTTAAATTAACAGCATTTGCAGCGATTCCGAATGATATGAGAGAACTTGGACCAGAATGGGTTGAACGCTATGTTCGAACTGTTTTAGTAGAAACATATTCTGTTGGTCTAGAATTCGGTTTCATTAATGGCGGTGGTTCAGTCGCACATCAACCAGTTGGTTTAATGAAGGATGTAAACCCAGAGACAGGCGCGGTTACTGATAAAAAATCTTCTGGTAAATTAACATTTGCGCCATCTGAAAAGGGCGTGATTGTAGCTGGAGAACTCTATGAAGTAGTAAAAGCGTTATCTGTTGATGCAAAAGGCAAATCAAGAAAAGTATTAAATAAAATTGTAATGGTTGTTAACCCAATTGATGCAATTGGCGTACAAGCACGTAATACAATTCAAACTGCAACGGGTCAATGGGTAATGGCATTACCTTATAATATTAAACCTGTAGAATGTGAAGAAGTTCCAGTTGGTAAGGCATTATTCTTTGTAAAAGGACAATATATTGCTGCTATTGCAGGAGGATATAAATTAAAAGAATTTGATCAAACGTTAGCTTTCGAAGATGCTACTCTTTATACAATTAAACAATTTGCTAACGGGAAACCGAAAGATAACAAAGCGGCTCTTGTTTATGATTTAGATATTTCATTTGCGCCACCTGCAGAAACAAAAACTAAATAAAGGGTGAAGCGAATGAACAACGCAACAATTTCAGTTGAAACATTGCAGGAATTCAAAGATAGGATGCACTTAGGTGATGATGAAGACGATAACTTAAAGCGCATTCTATCAACGTCTAATAAAGCCTTATTAAGAGTTTGTGGTGATTATGACATTGACAATGACGAGGAGTTCAAAGAATTAGTCTTTGAACGTTCTCGTTATGTTTATAATGATGCCCTAGAGTATTTTGATAAGAATTTTTTAAGTCAAATTAATAGTTTAGGCATTGATAAAGCATTAGAAGAAATCAAATTGGACGGTGATTAATATGCGTCCTTTTCAGTACAAAAAGCCACTGAATACAGGAGATCGTAGGAATCGAATTATTATTGAACAACCTGAAGTAATAAAAGATGAATTGAATCAAGAAGTTGAAACAGGTAATTGGCAAGAAGTTAAAAAAGCATGGTCGATGATAAAAACAGTAAAAGGGTCTGAGTATATTGAAGCTTCAGCTTCACAAGCTACTCGGATTTATCGGTTTGTAATTCCTTATACAAAAGGCATTACAGAATTAATGCGAATCAATATGAAAGGTCGTATTTTTGATATTATCGAACCGCCAATGAATGATGATGAAATGTATCAAACATTGACTGTTATCGCAAAGGAGCATACTTGATATGAATGATTTTGCGAGTGAGCTTGCTAGAGAATTACAAAGATATGCGAATGTTGTGGAAGAAAACTTAGAAAATGAAATTGATGAAGTGGGAGATATTGCTGTCGGTAAGTTAAAGCAAGGTAGCCCTAAAAAAACAGGTGCTTATTGTAAAGGGTGGCGTAAGAAAAAAGAAGGTAATGGTGTTGTCCTCCATAATACGCAAGGACAACTAACGCATCTTTTAGAAAAGGGACATGCTAAAGTCGGTGGTGGTCGAGTTCCAGCACAAGTTCATATTCGTCCAGTTGAAGAGTATGTAATTGATGAATTGCAAAAACGTATCGAGAGGGCGGTCGGGCAATGACATTAGGAGAACTAACAAAAATTCTTGAAGCTACAGGTTATCCTGTGGCTTATTCGCATTTCACAGCAACGCCAACTAATCCAGTTCCAACACCGCCTTATATTTGTTTTCTTGTTGACGGATCAGCAAATTTAATGGCTGATAACAAGGTTTATCACGAGATAAATGACTTAAGTATTGAGCTTTATACAACTAGAAAAGATTTAGTTGCAGAAGCCAAACTTAAAAAAGTTCTAGACGATCATGATCTTCCTTATGAATCGTATGGGACTTTTATTGAATCTGAAAAGTTGTATCAAAAAAATTATGAAACGAGGTTGATATAAATGAATGAAAACAAAGTAGCTTTTGGTTTGAAAAATGTCCATTATGCACTGTTTGACATTAAAGATGGTGTCGTTACATTTAGTACCCCAATTCCATTACCAGGTGCAGTTGAATTAACGTTTGATCCACGAGGGGATTTAATTGAATTCTACGCGGACGACATGCTTTACTATGCAGCGAGTAACAACCAAGGGTATGACGGCACGTTATCTATTGCGACTATTCCAGAACAATTTGCTGTTGATGCATTAGGTGAGGAATTAGATGAGGAAGATGGCGTGTTAAATGAGTTAGCTGATGCGAAAGGAAAACCATTTGCACTACTATTTGAATTTGATGGTGATGTACGAGCGACGCGCCACGTTATGTTTAACTGTTCAGCAAGTCGTCCGACGCTTGCATCTAAAACGAAAACAAATTCAGCAGAGCCTAACACAAATGAACTTAAATTTGTATCAAGCCCTATTGATATTAACGGAAAACGTATGGTTAAAACGAAAACTACTACAAAATCAAAACAAGCGATTTATGATAATTGGTACAAGAAAGTATATACAAAAGTACCTGCATTATCAAAAGGAGCGTAAGTAGATGGAAAAGACAATTACAATAGACGGAAAACGAGTCAGATTAAAAAGTACAGCGGCAACAGTTAAACGATATAAAGCACAATTCAGACGTAATTTATTTGCAGATATGATGGGGTTAGGAGCAATTAGTACGTTAACTTCATCAGATGGATCACAACAACCTATCGATACATCTAATCTTGATTTAAGTAAAGTGGATTTTGAGCTTGTTTATGATTTGACTTGGTTATTCGCTAAAACGGCTGATTCAAGCATTCCTGATCCTATGACGTGGCTGGATGAATTTGAAGAATTTCCAATTGAAGACATCATGCCAGAAATAATGGAACTAGTTCAAGTCACTATGGGAGCAAAAAAAAAATAAAAGAAAACAATGGAGAGCAAGGGACATTCAGTGATGAAGAATTAACCACTGATTTGTTCCTTGCTCTTTGTTATAAAGCAAAATTAACGCATTGGGATTTAGAAACCATGACAATCGGTGATTGTTTTGATTACATTGCTGAGTTTGCTGAAATGGAGAATCCAGATAAAGAAAAAATTAGAAAAGCAAGTCAAAAAGACTTTGATTCATTCTAAGAAATGAGGTGAGAAAATGGCAGGAAGAATTAAAGGGATTACTATTTCTATTGACGGAGAAACCACAGGACTTCAAAATGCTTTAAAAGATGTAAATAAACGAAGTAATGATTTAACCAAAGAGCTTAAAGATGTTGAGCGCTTATTAAAGTTCGATCCTGGTAATGTGGAAGCATTAGGGCAAAAACAAAAATTACTTACACAACAAATTGAAAATACAACACAGAAGTTAGATAAATTAAAAGCAGCGGAACAACAAGTACAAGCTCAATTTCAAAACGGAAAAATTTCCGAAGAACAATATCGTGCATTTAGGCGTGAAATTGAATTTACACAAGGGTCACTTGATGGTCTGAAAAATAAACTTGGAAATATGAAAGCTGAGCAAGAGAATGTAGCGAGCTCCACAAGGCAATTAGAAACATTGTTTAGAGCTACAGGAAAAAGCGTTGATGATTTTGCCGGGGTATTAGGAAATCGTCTTGTGAATGCAATTAAAAGTGGAACAGCTACAAGTCGCCAGTTAGAGCAAGCAATTGGAATTATAGGACGAGAAGCATTAGGTACAGAAGCTGATATTGAGAAATTACAACGAGCGTTACGATCTGTGGATGCTGGTAATTCAATACAACAAGTACGGAACGAATTACGAGATTTACAACAAGAAGCCCAAAGGACGGAAAGAGAATTTCAAGAATTAGATATTGGCTTAGAAAACGTTCTTGGAGCAATGGTAGCTGGTGGCGGAATTGCTGGGACAATCGAAAAAGCACTTGATATGTCAAAATTGAAAACCAAGATTGATATAACATTTGACGTCCCAGAATCCTCGAAAAAGTCTGTAGAAGAAGCTGTGAGAGGCGTTACCGCTTATGGCGTTGATGCAGAAGCATCTTTAGAAGGTGTACGTAGGCAATGGGCTTTGAATAAAGGAGTAAGTGATGAAGCGAATGCAGCAATCGTAAAGGGAGCAGCCGCAATTACACAATCATATGAAGGTATAGATTTCACAGAACTAATACAAGAAACAAATGAAGTTGGAAATGAATTAGGCATTTCACAAGAAGGCGCACTTGGATTAACCAATGCCTTGTTAAAAATGGGATTTCCACCTGAGCAATTAGATGTTATCGCTGAATACGGTGGGCAACTAACACGAGCAGGCTATACAGCTGAAGAAGTCCAAGCAATTATGGAAGCTGGGATTGAAACAGGAACCTGGAATATTGATAATCTTTTAGACGGATTGAAAGAAGGACGTATTAAAGCGGCTGAATTCGGTCAAGGTGTCGATAAAGCGATGAAAGAAACGTTAGAAGGTACTAATATTTCAGCTGAACAATTGCAAAAATGGGGTCAATCTGTGGCGAATGGTGGTAAAGAAGGTTCAGCCGGTATGTCAGAGATTGCAGCAGCTTTAGCCAATGTAGAAGATAAAACGAAGCGAAATGAGTTAGGTGTTAAACTTTTCGGTAGATGATAAATTGTGCCGAAGTAAAATCGCGGTATAAAGCAAAGAGGGTGCGAATCCTAATTTGAACCGAAGGCTATACGAAGTATAGTCAGGGGCAGAGCATAGAAGGTGAAAAGATATAATCCTTCCACGAGACCGCGACACTTTAAGTGAAAACGTATGCCGAACTTACAGGAAATGAACTGTAAGAAGTAGAGGATAAGAAGCCTTTACGATAACAAATGACAATGTGGGAAGATCAAGGTGACAACATAACATACGCGATACTTGGAGCTCAAAGTAAAGTAGTTGATTTTGATAAGAACCAACAGAAATTGAATGATACTATTAAGAAAATGGATGCAAGTCCAGCTGTGAAATTCCAACAAGCTATGCAAGATTTACAAGTGGCACTCCAACCAGTACTCGGTGTTGTAGCCGATCTTATTTCTAAATTTGCTGAATGGATATCTAACAATCCAACTTTAGCGGCTACATTGGCATCCGTTGCAGTAGCTATTGGCATAATTTCAGGTGCAATTATGGCACTTGCGCCAATAGTTGTAACGGTAATGAGTATATTTGGGGTTGGTGCGGCTGTAGCTGCTGGGATAGTTGCCATTGTTCCGATTATCATAGCAGCCATAGTCGCTTTAGGTGTAGCAATTTATAAAAATTGGGACGCTATTAAAAATTGGACAATAGAAACATGGAATTCTATTAAAGAATATTTAATAGAACTTTGGAATAGTATCGTTCAATCGTCTAGTGAAGTCTGGAATTCATTTCTAGAAACAATGCATGAGTTTTTTGAACCTATAGGACAATTTTTTAGTGATTTATGGACAAATATAGGGCAGATATGTAGTGATACATGGAATACTATTGTTGAATTCTTTTCGGGAGCTTGGGCTTCATTCACTGAAATGATGCATAGCTTCTTTGATCCGATAGGTGAATTCTTTAGTAGCTTATGGTCTGGAATTGTTGAAACGGCATCCTCTTGGTGGAATTCTTTGGTTACAACAGCTTCTGAATTGTGGGGGACACTCGTACAAGCTTGGCAGGATACTTGGAATACTATTGTTACCGTTTTAGATCCAATTATTTCATTTATGGCAACGGTTTTAGAAGCAGGGTGGTTACTCATTCAAGCAGGAGCGCAAATTGCATGGGCAACCATTTCACAATATATTATTCAACCGATTCAACAAGCTTATGATTGGGTAAGTACAAAAATAGGTGAATTAGTTACATGGCTTGGTACACAATGGGAAATCGCGAAAGCTGTGGCACAAGTTGCATGGGGATTATTTAAACAATATATTATTCAACCAGTCCAAGAAGCTTGGAGTACAACAAAGGAAAAATTCAGTGATTTAATTTCTTGGTTAAGTTCGCAGTGGGAACTTGCAAAATCTTATACTCTTATGGCTTGGAACTTGGTAAAACAGTACGTTATCCAGCCAGTGCAAGAATTATGGAATGCAACAAAAGAAAAGTTAAATGATTTAGCAAATTGGATACTAGGAAATTGGGCGAAAATCCAATCTTATACACTTGCAGCATGGCAGTTAGTTTATAAATATGTTATTGATCCGGTTATTTCAGCCTATAATTCTACGAAAGAAAAATTCGGCGAAATGTATAACAGTGCGAAAGAAAAATTTGATGCTATAAAAAATGCAGCACAAGAACAATTCGATGCGGCTAAACGTAACATCATTGATCCAATCAAAGAAGCGGTTGGTAAGGTAGAAGAATTTATCGGGAAGATTAAGGGATTCTTTAGTGATTTAAAATTAAAAATCCCCAAACCTGAAATGCCACCAATGCCACACTTTAGCTTAGAAACTAGTACAAAAAATGTTTTAGGTAAAGACATTACTTATCCGTCAGGAATTGGCGTGAAATGGAATGCAAAAGGTGGTATTTTTACTCGTCCAACTATTTTCGGAATGAATGGTGGACAACTTCAAGGTGCTGGAGAAGCGGGACGGGAAGCGGTGCTTCCCCTTAATAAGAAGACACTTGGAGATATTGGTGCAGGCATCGTAGCAGCCATGCCACGAGAACAATTTGCTATGCCGGGAGAAATAAATCAATTAATGGGTGACATGAGCCGTATGATGGCTAGCTCTGTGAGTCAATTATCAGGATTAAAGACTGTCATGAGTGGTGTGTATGGAAATATGTCAAATAGCAAACAGGCTATGACAAGCAGTGTATCAAATCAAGTATTTAATAACTCATTTGGATCATCTGGTGACGGAGCAATTCCGATGCTTGGTGGTGATTTGGTTGTTGAGGTTCCTGTTGTTATAGAGGGGCGAGATGTGGCGCGTGGTACGTATCGATATACAACCGAGTACCAAGAAAGAGAAAAACAAAGAGACTCAGCCTTTTAGGTTTGGGTTTCTTTATTTTATAAAGAAATGAGGTGTCAACATGAGTTCTTTTACATTTAACAAAATACGTAAAGGCTTTATTCAAATTGCGAAAGGATGGAAAAGACCTACTTGGGCACCATTGAAACGAAATTTTCTAAACGTTCCAGGATATCCAGGCGCAAGATTGTTAAACACACAAACAGAAATGCGCGTTTTATCTATTCCGGTAGGAATTATAGTGCCTGATGGATCTAACTTAGAAAAGCTGAAAGAAGAAATTGCAAGTTGGCTAATAACAGATCAACCCACAGAACTTATTTTTGATGTAGAACCAAACAGAACGTATTTAGCAATTGTGGATGATAGCTTTGATCCAGATGAATTTGTAACACTTGGAATAGGGACGCTTAAATTTATTTGTCCAATGCCTTACAAATTAGGACCAATTCGAAACGCAAAAGCAAAACTAGAACCAAATAATATGATTAAAATGGATGCTTTGAATGAGGGCAGTGTGTTTTCAGAACCGAAATTCAAGATACAGGTAGAAAATCCCTCCACATTCATCGATATTATAAATAAAAATGGAAATCAACATTTTCGTATAGGATACCCAGTTAAGATAGATGAAACGCCAATAAGTCGGTATGAATTGGTTATGCATGATAAAGCGAATTCTCTAGTGGGTTGGACGGAAGTGGGAAAAGATTTCGTTTCAGATTACGGAATCGTAGCAGGGAAAATGATAGCGGATGGCGCACGTATCATGCCATCTGATTACGGTCAAGGGCAATTTTGGCATGGACCAGCAGTGAAAAGAAGCATTACAGGTGGACCGCTACAAGATTTCACACTTGATGCAATAGTTGAATGTCGAAACTTAAATCCTGCAACTATGGGACGGGTAGAACTTTATTTATTAGATGAAAACAGCGTTGTAGTTGGAAAAGTAGGTATGTTTGATGCATATAGAAATTCTAGTGAGAATTTCGGTGAGGTTATGGCAGGAAACGGTGACTACAATCATCTGATTATAGCAGAAACTGGTTATTATCGTACAACATGGAATGATTTTTATGGACGTCTACACATTGCACGAGTAGGAAATTATTGGCAAGGTGATATTGCTTTAATCGATGAAAAAGGAAATTACCATACAGAAAAATTTGCCCAATGGTGGGATACGGGCAATAGCTTTATGAAAAAGGTAGCTCAAATTGTTGTTCATATATGCTCGTTTAATGATGCACCATCATTAATTGCGGCTGTACATGATATTAAAGTGCAAAAAGTAAACAGCAATACAGAACGTCAAGTACCTTATATTGTTCAAAAAGGAGATCTTGTAGAAATTGATTCATCGGATGCAAGTATTCGTATTAACGGAGCGGATGCGATAAATATAAAGGATTTTATGAGTGACTATATACGTATTGAAAAAGGAAAGAATGAAATCGAAATATCCCCAAACAACATTGGACAGGTAGAGGTCACGTATAGGGAGCGTTACAGATGAGTAAAGCAAATAATCTATTACATATTGTGGATTTTAAAACAGAACAAATCATAGGTGTTATCAAAGAACAGGATTATTGGGATGATTTACGCCAATGGGAGCTTAAAGATAACAAAGATAAATTTGAGTTCACAACAGCTGATGGCACAAAGATAGCGGCATCACTTATACAACAGAACCTTGTCGTTAAACAAACTCGTGACGGTACTTTTGTTTCATACATTATTACAGAAGTAGAGCAAGATTCAACAGGTCGTCCGAAAAAGATTTACGCACTTGGTGAACATACAAAGCTAAAGAAAGCGACTGTAATTAAACCACAAACTTTACAAGCTACTACAGTCAACGAATCTACAGACTTTGCTTTACAAGGTACAGAGTGGAAACGTGGGAATACTGAGTTTGTTGGTATACGTACCATTCATATTAAGGATTTTACAAATCCGCTTGATCTCTTAAAACAAATCGCATCTACGTTTGAACTTGAGGTTCGTTTTAGAACAGAAATAATGGGATCTTTTATTGTCGGTCGGTATGTAGATGTAATAAAAAAAGTAGGACGTGACAACGGAAAAGAATTCTTGTTAGGAAAAGATGTAGAAGGCATCCGGCGTATTGAGAATAGTCAAGATGTAGTAACCGCTCTTGTAGGTGTTGGTCCACAAAATAGTGAAACTGGTGAATTTCTCACATTTGAAGAAATAAACAATGGCAAACTTTATGTAGGAAATAATGATGCCTTGCAACGTTGGTCAAAAGATGGCAAGCATTTATTCGATATGTATTCACCGCAAACAGAAGATCAAGATATGACGAAGCAACGACTCAAACAGTTAACCGAAGCAGAATTAAAGAAGCGAATTGATAGTTCTACTTCATATGAAGTAAGTGCAGTAGCGCTTGAAAAAGTGTTTGGTTTATCTCATGAATCGGTTCGTAAAGGAGATACGGTACGAATAAAAGATACAGGGTTTAGTCCACCACTTTTCTTAGAAGCTAGGTTAATAGCAGCGGATGAATGCGACACCGATCCATCGAAAGATAAATATATCTTTGGTAATTATCGTGAAATCAAAGATACACGAAGCCTTATCGATAGGTTATATGCACAAATCATGGGTAGCTTATCAAATAAAGCGTCTAAAGAATTACTAGATATGCTAGATAAGAAACTTCAAGAAAACGTAAAAGAAACAGAAGTCATTCGAAAAGAGTCGGAAGCAGCAAAGAAAATTGCTGAACAAGTTGCTGAGAGCCTTAAAAATAATACCGTTGATATTATTGAAGGCGTAAATCCACCAACAGCAAACTTAAAGGATAGAAAAACTTTGTGGCAAGATATCAGCAAAGGTAAGCCTGGTATTCTGAAATTGTGGAAGGATGGTAAATGGAATCCTGTTATTCCTGATGTGGAATCCGTTAAGAAAGAAACATTGGCCCAGGTAAGCAAAGATAGTGAGGCTACCAAAAGCGAATTAAATCAAAAGGTTCAAGAAGCGCAAAAACAAGCAACAGGGCAATTTAATGAAGTGAAAGAAAGTTTACAAGGTGTTAGTCGTACCATTTCTGATGTGCAAAATAAACAGGGTGAAATTGATAAGAAGGTAACCAAGTTTGAGCAGGATTCTAACGGGTTTAAATTATCTATAGAATCGTTAACTAAAAAAGATACTGATATCAGCAATAAATTAAATACAGTCGAGCAAACTGTGGAAGGCACAAAAAAGACAATATCTGATGTGCAACAAACTGCAAATGATCTGAAGAAAACAACAACTGAAATTAAAGAACAAGCCGGGAAGATCGGTGAGAAATTAACAACTGTAGAAACAAAGGTCAATAACGATAAGGCTGGAGGGCGTAATCTTTTATTAGATTCAAATGTTAAATACGAAAAAACAGATTACTTAATCAATCAATATTCTCTAACTGAAAATTTCTCTACAGGTGAGGAATATACTTTTGTAATTAAGGGCAGTGTCCTTCAAGGTCAAAAATTTGGAATTTGGCAGAATGGCGGTTCTAACAATGTTGGATATGCAACAAGTGTTTACGCTAATGGAATAACTTACGTAACTTTCAAAGCAGTTACGGCTACGGGTGGAAATGAACGGAAGTTAAGTTTATATAACTCTCCAAGTAATACTACAAAAGTCGTTGTAGAATGGGTCGCTTTATATAAAGGGAACAAACCACAGGATTGGACACCAGCTCCAGAAAACCAAGTAACAAATGATGAATTCACCAAGAGAACAACTGAGATTGAAAAAAGTGTGGAAGGCGTTAAAACTACTGTATCAAATGTTCAAAACAGTCAAGTTGGATTTGAAAAGCGTATGAGTAATGTGGAACAAACAGCAAGCGGTCTTTCTACTTCAGTTAAACAATTGACGCAAACACAAACTACACAGGGAAAACAGATCACTGATGCTAACACAAAGATAGAACAACAAGCACAAGCAATTAAGGCCAAAGTAGAAATTAAGCAAGTAGAAGACTACGTTGGCGGTTTTCAAATTCCGGAGTTGAAGACTACTGTTACAAAAAACGCTCAAGATTTAATGGGAGAAATATCTAAAAAAGTAGCTACGCAAGATTACAACAAGAAAACAACTGAATTAGAGCGTCTTATTTCTGTGAATGCGCAGGGGATTAGTCTTGCTGCAATCAAAACAGAAGTATATACGAAAGGGCAGGCTGACGGAAAATATGCAGATAAAGCGTATGTAGAAAAACAAGCGGGACGTATTGACGTAACCGAAAAAGCGATTACTAGTACTGTCCAAAAAGGCACTATCATCTCGGCTATTAATCAGACAGCTGAACAGATTCAAATCGATGTTGCTAAGTTGAAGATCAATGCGGATACAATCGTACAATGGCTAACAGCGAAAGGAATCGACGCTGATGTCATTAAAATCAGTGGCGATAAAGTAACAATTGATAAGAATGGTATTACAGCAAAAATGGCTGACTTCTTTTTTGAAGATGAGCGTGGGCAGAAATTTTCAGTAACACCAAGGAAGAATCTCATTCCAGATCATGACTTTTCACACATTTCTTTTAATACTTTTAATAATTATTTTTTGAAGATTGAATACAGTCCTACATGGACAATTATGTCTAATCCATATATTGAGAAACCAGTGGTTAACAATTATGAGCCAATGGTTAATCCGATGCGTATAGATTTATCAAATTGGATTCGATTTACATTATTTGAAGGGGTAAAACCAGGTAAGAAATACACATTGTCGGCTCATTTCAGAGCAACTACCAATGATAATCGTGTAAACATTACAAACAAGCCAATCATGAGAGCGGTATTCGGTAAATATAACGGTGACACTCCCGTGGAGCTTGGACGAGCATCAAAAACTTACGATGCACCAAGCATTCAAACTGGAAAAATAGTAAGGTACGCTTTAACCTTCACTGTGCCAAGTAACTATGTAGAAGGAAATGGTTATGTGTATATTGATTTATTTGGCGAGGGGCTCTTAAATAATATGCAAGCAATTGCTGTATCAGGTGTTCAGTTGGTGGAAGGTGACGTTCCTTCCGTTTATAACTGGGATACAACACATGGAGAACTCGTAAACGGGACACTGCCTTTTTCTACAATTGCACTTGGTACAAGAGATAATACAATTCGGTACAATCATGTGAACGGATGGAACTATATGAATGCTCCACTTGAAATCGTAAGCAATGGTGAAGCGATGGCACTCGTTGGAACTGATCGTGCGGGACTTAGTTTTTATCCCCGTGGTGGTGGAGAACGTAGAAGTTACATTGGTCATCTTTACAACAATGAAAATAGATTCCGAATTGAATCAAAAGATCCTGTTGCAACGACACAATCAATTGAATGTAATGGGATTAACGTATGTGGTGGATACTTTGGTGCTAATGCAGGTTCTATTCATTATACAAATGGTAGCTTGGGTTTAGGGTGGTATTTCCATGATGGTAGATGGAATTATGTTGATTTCACAAATATGACTTCTAGAACATAGAGAGGGAGATGAGTATGAATCCAGACAAATTTATGCGTCCAATGCCACCTAATGAACAGTCACCATTCTTAGGTAGAGTAGTTGATTTGAAGAAAGGTGAAAATCAAGTCACCGTTAGCATTCCAGACGATATGCTAGAATTTTGCGGTATCAAGGAAGATACAAAAGTTGAAGTTTGGGGACTTCCTGATGGCACGTTGAATATGCGGATTGCTACTGCATGTGATTTATGTAATAAGGGCGGCAGAGTTTACGAGATTGAGCTTTTCGGTAAAGTAAGCCTTATCTGTGCCGAAGATTATGTAAAGCTAACTGGAAAGAGACCAGGGGCTTCTGATGAAGTAACACTTGAACATGCGGAAGAAGTAGAAAATAGAATGATAGAAGAAGCATTATCAGCAGATCAATATTAACTAAATACGTTTAAATAAGTAGGACAGCCATGAGCTGTTTTTAATTTTGAATAAAATACGGTTTTTCTAACAAAGAGGAGCGATTTCGCTGCTCTTTTTATTTTGAAATGAGGTGGTCAAAGTGGAAGGGTTACAAGATATCAAAAGTGATGTTCAAGAAATAAAACAAGATATCAAAGACATTCGTTTGGAAGTTAAAACCTTAGAAATGCGAACGACAGGTAACGAAAAAGACATTATTAATATCACTAAACAGTTAGATAAGATCGGCGCCAATACTACCTGGATATTACGACTTATTGTGGGTGGACTTGTTGGGGCAGCACTGACTTTCTTACTGAAAGGAGGTGGTATGTAATGTTTGAAATTACAGTAATAATTGGCATTGTAGTTGGTCTTTCACAAATTGGCAAAACAATTGGATTACAAACAAAATATGTTCCGCTATTGAATGTAACGCTTGGCATTGTGCTAGGCGTTTTATTTTTGGGTGGAGATATAAAAACAAATGTATTTCAAGGAATCATCATTGGACTGTCAGCAAGTGGGTTATTTGATCACACAAAAATTATGAAAAAGGATGTTGATGAAAAATGAAAAAGACATTAAAACATATTTCTTCTGTAGTCTTTGCAGTTATTTTAGTTTTATCTATTGCAACAAGTGCTTTTGCTGATAGAACACTTATTATTCCAGATTTACCTAAACAACCATACCGTTATGGCGTGGGTGCATATGAGGGTGTTGTAGCTCATTCTACAGCCACTCCAGAAGCTCCAGCTATTAACATTCAAAAATATGAGTCTCGTACATGGAGAAATGCATTTGTTCACTATGCAGTTGATTGGAATGAAACAATCCAAATTGCTGATACAAAGTACATTGCTTATGGCGGTGGACCTGCTGCGAATAAACGATTTGTACATGTAGAGTTATGCGAAACAGCGGACTATACAAAATTCAAGCGTTCTTATGAAAAATACGTAAAACTTTTAGCGAAAATTTTAAAAGATAACAAGATATCTGTAGAAAAAGGATTGTGGACACATAGCGATGTAACGCATCACCTTGGCGGTACAGACCATGAAGATCCAATTGATTACTTAAAGTCTCATGGAGTTTCAGAATCTCAATTTAGGGCAGATGTGCAACGCGCATATAATAATGCTAATGTACATGTTTCTGTACCGGACAAGCCATCTAAACCAGCAGAAGTACCGACAGCAGTAACAGACGGTATCGCCTATATTGAAGGTTACAACGTCAACTTACGTAAAGGACCAGGTACAAGCTATTCTAAGATTCGTCAACTAAACAAACCAGAATCTTATATTGTGTGGGCGGAAAAGGATGGTTGGTTAAATCTCGGTGGAGATCAGTGGATTAAGAACGATCCATCTTATGTGAAGTTTAACAAGAAAAGCACAGTAGATTCTTCAATTGTTGGAAAGCGTGTTGTTTCAAAAGTTAACAATCTACGATTCTATGATGCTCCATCTTGGCAGAATAAAGATGTTGCTGGTTCTGTAGATGCAGGATTAGGGTTCACGATTGATGCGAAAATAACTGTCAATGGATCGTCACAATATAAAGTACACAATAGCAAAGGTAAAACATACTATGTAACTGCAAATGGAGCCTATGTGTATGTGAGATAAGGGAATGCAAAAAGGAGGCGGGGCTCAAGTACGAGTTCTGCCTCTTTTTTTGCTGAATTTATAAATCTTCTAAGTTTTATCTAAAAAAGCATTTGCTTTATTGTTATTTATGTAGCAAGAGTAAGATTTTATTGGAAATTCTAAAGCTGTATTGGTTTATAAGCTAGTGCTATATCTACTATTTGTTCTGGAGTAAGATCTTCATCATTCCAATATATTAGATCACTTACTTCTGGATGTGGAACATTTTTTTCTACAACTTCTATCATTTCATCAATCTCTTCTTCAGCTCCTTCACATTCTACAATTTTACTTACTAGATCTATCAGTTCTTCTCTTGTTAATTTTTTAAACATACATTTCACTCCTTATTTATTAAAATGGAATCCCTTACTTAAAATTTCTTGATGCATTCTTGGAGAAGATATTACTATATTATTTAAATCGTAAACGCCACCTCCATTGTGAATAGGATTCCTATGATGCAAAACATAACTTGTTTGTTTTTTATAATGCTGTGATTTAGGGGCTTTTGGCGCTAACCCGCTACTCATTCTCTTAATGTTAGCTTTACTAAACTCATTTGCATAACTCGACTTTGAATATTCTTCCCAGAAAGCTTTTCTAAATGCATCAAAATTACTAAATTCTCTACCTCTTAAGCTATCCGCAACATCTTTGGGTACTAATCCTATATTACCACTTGAACCTCTCATTGACTTGCGTGGATTAGATAGATTTTCACCACCACTTGCAATTCCTGGTTGTTTTCTAGCGTTACCATCTATTGTCTTTGCAAAATTATAATAAGCTTGTTTTAGTTCGCTTTGAGGTATCTTGGTTATGATATTCCCACCAGAGAAGGCAAAAGAAACATCTTTCTTAAAAGATTGTAAAATATCAGTTGCTGATCTCAATTCTTTTATTAACGTTAATCCTTTAGATAATGTACTTGCTCCTCCTGCTCCTTTTGTGACCAGGCCTACTCTACCTAGCCCCTTATCGGCAATTAGACCAATACCTATTTGTGTTAACCCATAAGTAGTCCATTGTGTACGGCTTTCTGCATCTCCATTTATCAAATCTCGTTTCACAGAATTTGAAAGTGTATACCACATATTTTTTGTTGTTTCATCCAAATGTAAAATTGCATAAGTAACATGAATAAAAGTTCCTATATCCATATTACTTAAAGTTTCTATGGATTTGATTTCATCTTCAACAGCTTTCCCTGTTCCGATTACAGTACCATTCCACATCTTTTTTACTGTTTCGAACATTTTAACTACATCGTCTACTTTATCGTTCCAAACCTTTCTAATTGGAAAAGGCTCTTCTAGCTTACCACACATTTCTCCATCTTTAATTAAAGGGTCAGCTTTTCGGGAACCCCTTTCTATAATAGCTTTGATAGAAGTAGCCCACTCCATATTCAATCTTTGCGTACTAAACGTTCCGCTTGCAGGACTAAATCCTTTGCCACCTTGCACTTCCGCAAGACCTTGTGCGATACTCGCAGCTAGTTGAAGTGCTGTAGCATAGTTATTGCTAGACATTTGATTAAATTCATATAGGTGATTTAACTTTTCTTGAAGTTTGTGTCTCATGACAGTAAAAAGATTCGCCATAGCGTCCATACCCGGGATTGGCATAGCTTGACTGATGGCTTCCATACTTGCCTTCATTCGGTCAATTTCTCGAATTTGTTCTAATATTTCTTGTTCAATAACATCTGTTGAAGCTACCTGTGATTGAAATTGACTTGGAAAGGCATTATTTTGGCGGATTAATTCTTCACATAAGTAAATAATTCCTTGTGCTAAAGGACGAAAGGTTTGTACAAAAAATGATTTTGCGCTGCTATATGTTTGTCCTTGTAGAACAGTGTCAATTGCAAAAGCGTCAATCGACTGAATGGCTTGTTCCATACCTTGAATGGTAGCTGTACATACAGCATTCATGCTTTGAGTTTGGCTTTGTACTTCTCCCAAATACATATTTAAACTCAT